CCCGGATTTATTTCGGGGCTTTCTTTTGGCCATTAAATACCTATACTATGCAACCACTCAACCCAATTCCTCTATGGCCTGTTTTAATGTATGATTTTCAATGGGACGAACACAATCAATATCGAGACGAACTTGCTCAAGTCTGTTACGATCTTGAAGCAAAGAAACATGTCAGCAATGTAGCACCTGATGCCAAACGTGGCTTATACGAAAGCGGATTTGACTTTGTATCCACAGATTCTCCTGCTGTTCTTGCGTTCAGTCATTGGGCTAAACAATGCCTGTTCCGTGCTGCTGCTAATATCAATAAGCCGTATTGGCCCCCGGGTATGAATGTCAATGTTGAAATACACGAGTCTTGGTGCCACATTACCCGTGATGGTGGCTATCACGATATGCATGCTCATCCTGGTAGTTCTTGGTCTGCTATCTACTATCTTGATACTGGAGACATGGGCGACGCAAATGACAAAAATGGAGTCAATAGATTTTATAATCCCAACCACTGTGCTTATTCAGATGCTGGGATGGCATGGACAAACCGCAATACCAGTATTGATTTTCAAGCTCAACCTGGTATGATGATTGTTTTCCCAAGTTGGGTACAACATTCTGCTGTTGTTTATCGAGGAACTCAGGATCGCATTGTTATTGCGTTAAATTCCAGAATTACTCGTGCTGATATGAGTTCGGTTAGCATAGCTATATGACCATACGTGTAAAGTGCAGTACCCTATTTGACATAACAGAAACTGGGGTAAAGAATCGTTCCTACAAATCCAAGATAGCATTTAAGGACAGTACTGGTCACGAAATAACTTCGGATGCTGAATGGAACCGTGCTAGAAATCAACAAGGTAATTGGGAAACAATTAATCAAATTATTTCTCTGCGAACTCTGCCAGAAAATATCACAAGTCCTGTACAGGATGCCGATACTGGCATTTGGCATTTTGAATTTGATGTAGTGGATCCAGCTTCAATTTTTTGTGACGGCGACCCAGTAGGATACTTACTAAGCGACTGTGCGGGTGTACCTATGATTTTAGGCCTGGACGAAGCTGCAGGAATATCTGCATTTATGATTAGCACAGGCCCAGACGCTAATATTTGGTTTGACCTAATAGTTCAAAACGACGATAAATAATACATCCTAGGACTAGACATGGTTGATACTACTGACATTGAAAAAAAGAGTTTGGAAGCACATGTTGAATTGTGTGCAGAACGGTATCGCTATCTTGAAGAGAAGTTAGATTCTCTTGAGTCTAGGTCTATCGAAAATAACAAAATGATTTCTGATATAAAGAGTATGGTACAAACAGTAGTAAACAAACGCAACGATCAAATAATTAGCTGGGGTGTAGGCATCATTATTGCACTAGGCAGCGTAATTGGTTGGTTTATAACGCATTACGTGATTAAATGAAAAAACAAGACTGGATTCTGCAACGCTTAGAACAGATTATTGAGCCAGATTTGGCTCATCTGAAATCTAAGATGATACTGGAACACGATAATCAATATCATGTATTTGATCAATATGTGATTGATCGCACTCTAGATAAAACTTATAGAGTTGCTAGAAAAAGATACACAGATAAGAACTTTTCTAGTTTGCCTGTGGCACTCAGTTGGTGTATTGCAGACAAGCGACAGGATACCAATTTGGCTTATGCTATACAAGATTTAGATCAAGAATACATTAGAATTTCAAACGATGTGTATGCACGAGAAACTTTGCTAAAACGTATCAAAGATCCGGATCGCAGAGAAGTAACACAATTAAAGATTACCACCAAAAAAGACGGTTTACGAGCCGTGGAAAATCGACTAGCCAAATGTGTTAGTTTGGCTAAATACTATCAGATACGAGGATTCAACCGCGATGAAACTGCACGAACTAGACACACTCAAACAACAAGATAAAGCAGAACGAGTACTGGAAACTAGACTAGGTCAAACTGTCTCTTTCAGTAATCTTTCTCTACGTGAATCACGCCACATGCTATTGCGTGTACGTGGTTTGATCAACGAGCACAGAGCTAGTGCTGCTTCACATTCAAGCGAACGTGATCCAGCTTATCTCAAACTGCTTATGCTTGAATCTGGACTTAAAGGTCGACTGAAAGAAGTTGCTCCTATTGTCCCAGGTCAACCTGCAGCAGGGTCTGCTGGCGCTGCTGGCGCTGTTCCTGTTGATACAAAAGATCCCAAAGTACAAGCTGCGATGAAGAAATCGGAAGCAGGACAACCTTTGAATAAAGACGAAGAAGCACTTGTTGGGGCAGTTGCTGCCAGTGCTATGCCAAAAGAATCACGCATTGCTCGCCGTAGACTACGCGAAAGCGAAATTCAGCAAGCACAGGTTGTTCTAGCTGCACAAGACATGGTTGATCAAATTCAAAAGATGTTGGAGCAGATCAGTGCCATGCAGTTCAAAGACTTGCCAGCTCTAACAGACTCGATCAAGAACGACATGGGTCCTGATCAAGCCACTGCTTATCAATCAGCTACTGCTGCTGCACTTACACAATTGCTACAATCAGTACAGCAAGGTAAGACAGCATTAGAAGGTGCACAAGGTACACTGACAGGACAAGCTCCTGTTGTGCCAGGTGAAGAGCCAGCTGCTGACATGGGCATGCCACCAGAAGGCGGTGATGAACTCAACCCAGCTGCTGATATGGGCATGCCACCCGAAGAAGGCGGTGATGCAGCCACAGACGAACTAGGCAATGCTGTTTCGTTAGGCCGTGATCGTCGCGGTGTAGCAGAAGCTAAAAAGAAAGGAAGCAAGCCAGACTTTTTAGATGTTGACAAGGATGGCAACAAGAAAGAGCCATTCAAGAAAGCTGTCGACGACAAGAAAGCAGGTCCTAAAAAAGGCGTAAATCCCTTCGCTAAAAAGAAATAATGCGATTAGTTGAGTTCGATGTTCCATCTGCACAAACAGAGAAATTGGCTGCACTAGGTCAATTTCTCTTGTCTCGCGCTCAAAATACCAGCGCAGAGAAAAAAATATCGATCGCAGCATTTTTAAAGTTAGCTAATAACATGGGTATTAGTTTAACTGATGATCAACTACGCAACTTATCACAACAAGAACCTCTCAGTGCAATTATTGCTGATATCAGCGGTGACAGCGAGACTGGAGAAATTATGTTTAAAGGTGCAGATGAAGTAGCCCCTAACATGAGTGTAGACCAAGCTCGCGACACAGTCGATTCAATGGCTAAACGAGCATTAAACAAAAAAGGAATTTGATATGTTAGAAACAATTTTCTGGATACTAGTAGGTGCGTTCGTTGGTTGGAATTTCCCACAACCTGATTTTGCTAAAGCTATACAAGCAAAGATCCAAGGCTTCTTTAAGAAATCGTGAATCTGGTTTATATTCACGGAGCTTCGGCTTCCGCGGATAGTTTCAACTACATTCGTCATCATTTAAATCATCCTGCTGAAACTGTTATAGAGTACAACAGTTACCATGGGTTCAAAAATAATCTAAACAGAATGCGAGAAACTATTTCGCAATCTCGAGACTCAATCTTTTTTGTGGCTCATAGTCTGGGTGGAATTTATGCTCTCCACTTGGCACAACATTTTTTCAATCGAGTAGCGGGTGCAGTCACACTTAGTACTCCCTACGGCGGCTGTCGCGAAGCTGTATTTGCTCAATTCTTTTTACCATTCAATCAACTCATGCGCGACATCAGTCCTGGCAGCGAACCCATGTCCAGCGTACCTAAAATGTCAGTACCAAAACGCTGGACCAATGTGGTAACTACTTGTGGCAGTAGTCCTTTTATAGCAGCTCCTAATGATGGTGTTGTAACAGTAGACAGCATGACGCATTTATCAGATCAAATGGAATTGGTCTTTTCCGAATCCACTCACTACGAAGTAGTTTTATCGCCAGAAACAGTAAATATTATTACAAACAGAATTTGACAAACTAATTAGTTGATGTTATACTATAGATGTATTAGCAGTGCATTTTTGGAGTCCGACACATGTTAATATGTAGTTGTAATAAAGATGGTTTAATTTATCTCTCAGGAGAATATTATGAAGAAAATTATTTTAACAGCCGCCCTACTCGCACTTACTACGACCACAGCCATAGCTGGTGGTTACGGATATGGAAATCGCGGCGGCTATAACGGCTATAACGGTTATCGTGGTGGCAATGGATGGAACTATGGTGCTGCTGCATTAGGTGGTGCCATTATAGGTGGTGCATTGGTATATGGTGCAACACGTCCTTACTATTATGCACCTGCTCCGGTATATGTAGAGCCTCCGGTGTACTACGCACCACCGCCAGTGTACTACGCTCCCCCAGTTAATACAGCTCCAAACAGCCCGGCTCCTGTATTGTATTGGGATGCCAATTGTCAGTGTTACAGATAATATGAACCCCAACCTAATGCGCCAGTATGTAGATTTAATTTTTGAAGCCAGTAGTCCTGCGATCGTCGGATCCTACAAGTTGATTTCATACGATCCTGCAACACGAATTGCAAAATTAGAAGGACACGATGATATTAAACTTGCTGACACATGCGAAGATAATATCAAGCCGGGATACAACTATGCATTTGAAATGTCAAATGGTCAGGCAATACGTGTAATCTTAATGGTGGTAGATACAGTCATCTACACCAATACAGAAGTACTAATGATTAAACGTAAGCATCCTCCATTTGCTGGACATTGGGCATTGCCAGGCGGGTTTATTGATCCAGGCGAAACACCCAAGCAAGCAGCAATGCGAGAACTGGTTGAAGAAACAGGACTTGAAGTTTCTGCACTGAATTTTGTAGGCGAGTATAAAACACCCGGGCGAGATCCTAGAATGGAACATGTCTGGAGTTATGCATTTAGCTTACATGTTGATGCCAAGGAGTCTGTTAAAGCAGGTGATGACGCTAGCCGAGCAGAATGGATTCCTATTAAACAACTTAATAAACTACAATTGGCATTTGATCACGCAGATATAATTAAACAAGCACTAGGAGTGTAGAATGGCATATTCAGAAAAAGTATTAGATCACTACGAGAACCCACGCAACGTTGGATCGTTTGACAAAGGTGATCCAGATGTAGCAACCGGTATGGTAGGGGCACCGGCCTGCGGTGACGTAATGAAATTACAAATCAAAGTTATTGACGGTATTATTACAGATGCAAAATTCAAAACTTACGGATGCGGTTCGGCCATTGCCAGTAGCTCATTGGTTACTGAATGGGTCAAAGGCCGAACTCTTGACGAAGCAGCGACAATTAGAAATACTGAAATCGCTCAAGAACTCGCCCTCCCCCCGGTTAAAATACATTGCAGCATCCTTGCAGAAGATGCTATCAAAGCAGCAATAGCAGATTACAGAAGCCGACATGATAACACTAACTGAAACAGCAGCAGCAAAAGTTAAATTTAATCTAGCACAACGCCCCACTGGGCTCGGCCTATTGATTGGAGTCCGTACAACTGGATGTAGTGGATTAGCATATAAATTAGAATATGTCGATCAGCTGCATACAGTACAAGACTATGACAACTACAACTGTCATGGAGTCAGTATTTGGGTCAATCCCAAAGACATGCCCTATCTTTCAGGAATGAAAATGGACTGGGTCCGCAAAGGTCTAAACGAAGGTTTTGATTTTATTAATCCAAAAGAAGCAGCACGATGCGGCTGCGGAGAAAGTTTTACAATCTGATGATAACACAACGATATAATTATGCCCCGCTTAGTCGGGAAACCGTCGACGGCAAAAGGCATTACTGTTTGCCAAGTGGCAAAAAAGTCCCCAGCGTCACAACAATCTTAGACAAAACCAAAAGTCGAGAAAGTCGCGAAGCACTGGCTAACTGGAAAAAGAACGTTGGCGAACAACGTGCCCAGCAAATTACCACAGAAGCTGCCAATCGCGGCACACGCATGCACAGCTACTTAGAAACATACGTG